TACCGTGGCGCAAGCTGGTGCATGAGTGGATCACCGCACAGGACGCACGCAAGCGCATGAACATGGCACCGCTCAGGCAGTTCATCCAGAAACGGCTGGCGCAGTCATGGGTTGAGCCGAGCGAGACAGTCAGCCTGAAAGGGGCTGAGGAAGCATATCGGCTCAAGGAGTATTTCAACGGCGAGAAATGGGAGGATGAAAACTTTCGCTTTCTCACCATCGACGTCCAGCAAGATCACTTCTGGGCCTTAGTCCGAGCCTGGAGCATAGAGGGCAAGAGTCGCCTGCTATACGAGGGCAAGATCGAAACATGGGAAGCGTTGCGGATGCTGCGAGAGCGCATGAAAGTGCCGAACCGCTGCGTATTTGTAGACCGTGGCTATCGTCCTGACACCGTGGCGCTTGAGTGCCGAAAGTCTATCACGCCTGACGATCCCAATCCGTGGAACTGTCTACTTGGTGAAGAAAGCAACGGGTATGCAACCAAGGTGGGCAAGCGCCGCGTGGTTAAACCGTTCTCACCAATTCAACGCGCACGCACACATACGGGAGTGTATTACAAATATGTGAAATTCTCCAACCTGCTTGCCAAAGACACCTTGTCTGCACTGATGCGTGGAGAGGGCGCGGGCTGGCAGATACCCGTTGACCGCAGCAAGGAATACGTTAAGCAGATGCAAAGCGAGCGCAAGGTTGAAGTCAGTCCCGGCAAGTGGCGTTACAAGGTGGCGAAAGAATGGGTAGGTAACCACCTGTGGGATTGTGAGACGATGCAGGTTGTGGCGGCGAGCATTTACAAGATATTTTCATTTGATACACACGTTGAGGCTGAATAGTTGAAATCCCGCCGTTTAATAAATGGCGATTGCAGCGGGATTCATTCAGACACTACGGCGATATGGCGCACGTAGTGATGCAAACAAGGCACGTCTTGAAATGTGGCTTGATGAAGCTATTGAGGAAATAGCAGACAACAAGGGCGGGCATATCGTCAGTGGCAGTGCAAATGGTGCTAGTTTCAGTCAGCTTGCCAACATGACGAATGCTGAGTGGGCGAGCGTTCTTGATACCGCATTGCACATGATTGAATTGAACATTAAATCGACGGGCAGAAGCTTCGGACAAATCCAGTAAATTATGCAGATTCTTGATTCAAACGGACAACCCGCCGAATACCAGCGCAAGCTAATTTCAAGCAGTGACCGCTACAGTCGTTCTACGCCTTGGACTCCAGACTTTGCACAAGACCTTGACCAGCTATTCACTCAAAACGACTGGCGCAGCACAGTATCACAGTCGCGTGTTATCTTCTCCAACTTCGGCGTGCCTCGCGGTGCAATCTTCCAGAAAGCTGACGGCGTGGTTGGGCGAGCCTGGCAACCTGAATTTAAAGGAACTGATCAAGACTTCGGAGACGCTGCAAAAGAGTGGCTAAAGTCATGGTTCAGCGTTTGTGATGTTAAGGGCAACCTGTTTGATTTTCATACAAATCTGTGGCTTGATAGTGCCGCCATTGACCGAGATGGTGACGTATTCGTTTTATTGACTGAGACAAAGACAGGCTATCCACAGATTCAGCACATACCAGCGCACAGAGTTGGCAGCAGGCCAAAAAGCGTGCGCGATGATATTTTGCTTGTTGGCAAGTATCGTGGCTTACGCATCCACAATGGAGTCATTGAGAACAGAGCCGGCGCACCCGTGGCTTATTGTGTGCTTGGCAACATAGCAGAAGAAGACAGATACATTGATGCCCAAGACATCGTGCATATTGCCGATCCACAATGGCACAACCAGAGTCGTGGCATTCCATCATTGTCTCATGCTATTCTTGAGCTACGCAAGGCACAGACCAGCAAAGAGTGGGAGCTTATGGCGCAAATGATGGTATCAAGCCATGCGCTTATTGAGTATTCCGAAACTGGAGGCGTCGACCTGGACGATCCATCCATTTCGCTTACGGGAGAAGTCACCGATGACGACAGGCTCGCCATACAAAGCTATGCTGGCGGCATGGTGCGCCACTTCAAATCCAATAGCGGCAGCAGGCTCGAAAGCCTTGATCACAGCAGGCCGGGCGACATGTGGGAAACATTCCAAGATCGCATCATCAGAGAAGCACTTGCCGGCATCCCGTGGCCTGTCGAGTTGGTGTGGAAAGCGGACGGAGTAACAGGCACAACCATCAGAAACATTCAAGCACGCGCCCGCGCCAGCGTAGAGGCACGCCAAGACGTTCTGCGTCGTCCAGCAAAACGAATCATAAGCTGGGCAGTAGCCAAAGCCATCAAGCTTGGCGTGTTGCCTGCAAGTGATGATTGGTGGCGCTGGGACTTCACCATGCCGCCGAAGCTATCTATTGACCCGCGCAACGACAGCAAGACTATGCTGGACGAGTGGAAAGCAGGAGCGATCAACATGACGGGCATCTTGCAAGAGAAAGGCAAGACACATTCTGAGCATGTGCGCGAGCGTTGCATGGAGATTATTGAGCGCAAGAAGATCAAAGAAGAATACGAGCAACGCTATGGAGTCGAGATTGACGACCGAGAACTGCAAATGCTCACACCAAACGACCAACCAGACGAATATTATGAAGAATTTTCCGACGAATAACACAGCATGGATGCGCGGGCATTGGGCAATCACTAAGCCGGGCATGATGGCCTTGCTTGATTCGATCCAGTTTGCACAGCATCAAATGCAGCAAGATAGTAGCTTTGACTTTGATGACTTTTTCACACCACGCGAAAGTCTCTACATTGACAAGTATGGGATTGCTCATATCAACATTAAGGGGGCATTGATGGATCAAGCGCCCAAGATTTACGAGAAGCTTGGCGGCACAGACTACCGCACACTACGCAGCGAGATAGCGCAAGCGCAGGACGCTCTTGGCATCATTCTGCGCGTTGACTCACCAGGTGGAACGGTTGCCGGCTTAGAAGAAGCTAGCGCAGCGATTGCCAATAGTGACGTTCCTGTTGCAGTCTATGTGGACGGCATGTGTTGCAGCGCGGCATACCATTTGGCTAGTTCAGCCAAAGTGATCGCAGCTAGCCCTAGCTCCGATGTGGGCAACATTGGCACGGTGCTTGCATGGCTGGACGATGCACAGTTTCTTGAGAGTATGGGCTTTGAAACAAACGTCATCACCAACGAGGGTGCTGATTTAAAAGGCACATTCAGAGATTCACCAATGACTGACGCGCAGCGTGAGTTCTTACAAGACGAAACAAACCGCATTGGCGAGGAGTTTCACGACCATGTGCTTGAGAACCGTCCCTTTGTGGATGATGAGGTTTTCCGCGCAGGATGGTATCACGGCGTGCGTGCCGGTGAGCTTGGACTCATTGACGCAACGGGATATTATGACGAAGTAGTCTCCGCGATGGCAACAGCTATCGCAGCAAGTTGAAATCACAACTATTAACATAACCACAATTAGCATGAATATATTCAGCAAAGACACCGAACTGGCCGACCGTTTAGAGGCCACTAACGCCGAGAACGAGGAGCTTCAAGGGCTTGTTGTTCAGCGCGAAAGTGAAATCAAAGACTTGTCGGAAAAACTCGCCGAGCTTAGCACCGGCATCGAAGCACAAGCCGCCGAGCTTGAAGAGTTCAAAGCCGCCAACGCAAACTTGGAGGTTGTGAACAGCGAACTTGCCGAGCAGATCACTGCCAGCAAAGAAGCGCAAGAAGATTTTGACAGCAAGGTTGAAGCCGCAGCTTGTGCCAAACTGGCAGAGCTTGGCACACCTGAGCCTGTCGCTACCACCGAAGAAGACGAAGACACGGACATTTATGGCCAGTATCGTAAGCTTCAAGCAAGCAATCCTAGCCAAGCTTCCGCGTTCTGGAACGAGAACCGCGACAAAATTTTGGCACAAACCAAATAACACAACACAACCAATAACAACCTAATATCATGGCCAACTCCATTACAGGAATCAACGATGATGTGATCTCTCGCGCAGTGCTTGAGGGATACACAACCGCAATCGCACCATTGAGCGCATTTGCTACTGACTTTAGCTCAGAAGCAGCACGCCGGGGCGAGAAAGTCAGCGTAATGCGCGATAACACCGCAATCGACGCTGCACTTGATAAAACCACTCACACCGCTTACACCATCCAGGATGCTGATAGCGACGCTGTTGAGCTTACCCTTGGACAGCCAAAGTATGTCTCATGGGGACTTGACGACGTAGAGATCGCCAACAGCAGCGTTCTCACCATGGAGAAATTTGGACGCCGCAAGGGTAACTTGCTCGCCAAGACCATCCTGCAAGACATCTGGAGCGAGATCACCAACGCCAACTTCGGCGCTGCATCCTTCACAGGACTTGCCAGCACATTCGACGAAGATGACGTAGCTGACATCGCCGAGGATTGCGACAGCGCAGACTGGGCAGAGAACGACCGCTATCTGGTTCTTTCTCCCGCCTACATCACAGCACTTCGTAAAGCTGGAGCAATCAAAGACACCAGCGGATATGGCTACAACGCTATCCAGAATGGTGACATCCCAATGCTTCACGGCTTCAAGGTGATCATGTCTAATGCAGTTCCAGCCAACGGTGAGAACCTTGTTGGATTTGCTACCGACGGAAACGGCATTGCAACAGCATTCCGTTACCTCGCACCGCAAGAGGGTCACAAGTACAACCGTGCCGAGGCACTGGTTGGCGAAGGTGGCATCACTCTTGGTCTGCGCGACTGGTATTCCGAAGATGATGGTGTTCGCAAGCACGTTATCGAGTCCGTTTACGCTTACGAGACTGGTATCTCCACAGGTATCAAGCGCCTTGTATCTGCATAACTTTAACACGAACTAATTATGTCAAACTACGCACTTCTATTAGGAACTAAACCTGGAGGCAAGCGGGAGTTGATCACATCCGATCAACCTGTCGAGATTCGCAGAAAGTTTAAGGACATGACCGCAAAAGATGGATATGAGTTGGTTGAGGTTGTTGAAAAACACCTTGGCCGCACCCGTCACCGCAGGTTCGTCAAAGCAGCTCCGGCAAAAAAAGCCGCCAAAAAGGCTGCCAAAAAATCAGCGGAGTAGTAACCGCGTTTTCATAGCAGTAGAACAGGCGGGGCGGCTCAGATCATTGGGTCGTCCCGCTTTTACTTTAAAGCAGCATGAACATACAAAAAATAGTCAATAAGACCATTGCCAGCATCCAAGGTAAGCTTGGGGCTGAGAAGATCACAGTCGGGGGGCAAGTGGTTGATGCCATACCGGCAGAGGCACAACACGACCGCAACCTCATGGGAGGCAGCAGGGAAGAACGAGAGATTGACTATCAATTCCCGACGGTTAAAAACCTCAAGCTTCGCAAAGGCATGGCCGTCAGCGCACAGGACAAAAAGTGGAAGATTGAAAGTTTCCAGCGTGGTCAGGCAATGACCACAATCACAGTGATAGAACCAAACAGAGTTGAGTAATGATTA